TAACCGTTAGAGCCGCTGGACGCTTGAACTTCTCTCAAGTCAACCTCGCGTAGTCGTGGGGCAAGGACTTTGCAATCCTCGTAAACTGAAGGTCTATAGTATGCCATTAAAGCCTGCGGGTTCTGTCCTTGTACATAGCTTCGTATTCTGCCGACTGGAACGCACATGGTAGGTGACTGTCAGACTCAATGGTGATTGTTACCTTTGAGGACTCAGCCAGCACAGGAACTTTGAAAGAGCCTGTAGCAATAGGCGTAACGCCAAGCTTGTTCTGCTCCGAACCCAATACGCGACCAGTAAATGTCTTGATGGTTTCGTTGCGGTTATCAGGTCTAATCTTGACCTTGAAGAACGAAGTGTCAGAGAAAACGATATGGAAGTTGCGTATCTGCATTCGTCCTGTGGTTATAGCCACATTGTTATTCTTTATGACCTGCTCTGAGAACTGGTACTTGAAGGTGTACTTTAGTCCACCCCAAACTCTCTTACCATCTGTAATCGCCTGCGGGACATTCTTTGCGGGTATCTCTGAGCCATCCTGTGACACAAAGGTCAGGAACTCATCTATGTGAGCCGCAACACTTGTGGGTATAGGCGAACCAGAATTAGCCTGACCGACAGGAAACCTTGGGGCTACGCCATCGTAGGCCACGTTGAAACTTTGTCGTGACCCTGCATCATCTAAGTAATAATAAGGAATATTGTGTCCTGATGTATAAGAACCGCCCGACCCGACCTCGAAACGTCTGTCGAGTAACACGGGTATTTTGTCATCAGTTTGGTCTTCGGTAACATCACGCGAAAGCTGTAGACGCTCAAGAGTTACTTCTACTTTTGTGCTTGTTACAACATTACTTCCACTGAATGTTCCTTCAGCGTATGAGTATTTAACAAGCATCACAATCTCTGAGCCATCGAACTCTGCCTGTAGAATTTCTATAGTTGCGCTAGTGTCTTTTGCTTTGAACACTTCACCTATCTTGAACTTTGACCAAGATGATTGGAGCTTTTCATTTTTGTTGAAGTACCACTTGTACACATACACAACGTCCTTCTCGCCATCCGTCAGCATGAGAAGCAAGTCTTCGTTTGATGAAGCGGCAAGCTTTCTAATTTGGCCTTCAAGATACGTTGGAACATGTGCTGAGACATCTGCGGCATCATTGGTTTCTGTATCTGTCTCAACGTAATACTCGCGCACTCCTGCGAAGTCACCCCGTTTGGTAGCAAAGTAAACGTATTTGCCAGCCCCTACAGGCTTAGACAAAAGGTCGGCCTCAAACTGTGTGGTCACATCCACCGCCACAGTATCTGCCGCAAGTATTTCGCCAGCCGACAAACGGAACTGGTTGAGGTCAGAAAACAGCAGAAGGGATTCTGAGAATGGTACTGCCTGCTTCAGTATTGATATCTGGTTGTTTGATACCGCAACATCAATCGGGTTACTCTCCACAAAGGTGAGTGTGGTTGTATTGAAGAAGTTGTAGTACTCCGCCGACTGGCTGAAGATGACATTCTCATCTGACAAAAAGCCCAGCCTGTTGCGGTGAAAGAAGATGTCATTGATTTTGAAACCAACGAAACTTGGAAAGGGGTTTGTATCTTCATCCCCTACCTTGCGCTCATCCCAAGTATTCGGCTTAAAGGTGAACGTACCGTTAGCCTCCCTTATCAGAACATGAGGCATTGTGGTGTTATCGAAATCTTTTTCTGAGGACGGAGCGGCACACTCTTTGTAGAACTTTGTGCCGTTTGTTCCTTCAGAAAGTTGGACGTAATAATCGTCTTGGTTTTTCGCGTTGTCGCCAATCACCTGTATAACAAAACCTGTTGGGCCATCAGGCGGCAGTTTCTTAAAATCGCCTGTCTGACCTTTGTAAGCAAAGATGTCTTGGTTACCGTTAGAGTCCTTAACTGCAACTTCAAAGTCATCTGAGGGTGAGTTGCCTTGTATGTATATGACGTTACCAAAAACACTAAAGGTCAATCCGCTATGTGCCGCCGCATTTTGGATATTATCAAAAAAGCTTGAAGAAGGCGTAGCGTCGTGCCGAAGGCTGTTTGCGATACGGTCAGTCTGAATGCTCTGTTCCGCCGTTTGAGTGGCGGCTGTATCAGCCTGTGAACTTGATTTTGTAGTCAGCTTTTGAGTTCTTTTGACACCACCCTTAGTTATCGAAAGCTCGTACTCTGAACTGTAATCAGCTTGTTTGATATACACCAAAGCTTCTGGATTACGCGCTGGGTAGGTAGCGGTGCTTTTAGCAACAGTCTTGTTTTTATTAACGATGAAGGTGAAGTCAGCAATCGTTGTTGCTGTTACTTGGCTGGCTGGGTCTGAAAGTCCTGACAAATAGTTTAGTGCGCCCGTTGTTGGGTTAACAGTTTGTTGTACGCCTACCTCGTCATAAACGAAGATAGCACCACTCGTTATGACCAAGCTGTAAAACTCTAGGTTATCTCCACGCCTAATCGTGTGCAGAAAAGCAGAAGAGATAGACGCGGGTATATTGGGGAGAGTAGCGATGTGTCGGGTCGCTGGCCTTTTGGTTAGGCCGTCAACGACACTTGATAATCCGTTTTCTTGAACCTCACCTTGAGACGGTAAGCGCAGGGCAGGCGGCTGTTGCGAAACCCCATTGATAAGGTTTGGCAGAGCCGAAGATATGAGCGGCATTTAGATAACCTTTCCGCCCAGCCTATCTATGACTGAGCCGACACTGTAGTTGTCAAAGATTGAGTGGTCAGCATTTTCAGCATCGGAGTCGCGCAACTCAGTCAAAGCCATTTGCTCATCTCTGAGTTGGTAACCATGAAGCTCTTGTGAGCCAATAGTTCTGTCTTGGAATATACGGGCGGCGCGGATGGTGATGTACCTACGGGCGGCTTCAGGAAGAAGCGTGTAATCCAGAAAGACAACGATATCTAGTTTGATTGGGCCGTCTGTAAGAACGTATGTACCTTCGGCTCTGTTGTACATCTTTGTGCCACGCTGAACTAAGTCAAAGCTCTCTGTGCGTGTTGCACACATGTCAGCCTTCAGTACATCATTACCAAGCAACAACTCTCCTGCGCCATCTAAAGCATATGACCTGTTGTATTCTGTGTTGAAACTCCATCCTGCCGCCTGTACCTCGCGGCTCACATTATGAAGCGTAGTTTGAGCAAGCTCTGCATCCACCAACCCAGAACTCAAAGAGTTCACAGGTGCTTCGCCAATAGACGAGAGCATGATGTTTACAGCTTCTAGCTCCGTGGTTGTTGCGTTAGCCATTGTCTAAGCCTTTTTCTTTTTTAGGTTTTGGTAACGGGCGAGAAGCCTACGGCCTTTTGCTACAGCAGAGGCTTTGTCACCAAAGTGACCCCATGCCTCTAAACTGAGCTTCAAACGGGTCTTCTTCCCATTCTTCATCAGTGGCCCTTTTGCGCTCCCCATCCTTACTAGGAAGCTTCCCTTCCGTTTTATTTGTTCTGGAGTTTTCGGTGCGCCTTTTACGGGAGCTTTCAGTGTCCCGCCTGTTTGAGCTTTGTATGATGCTCTGCCCTTGGCGTTCAGACCGCCCTTTGGGTTCTTCCCTGCTTTGCGTTGCCATGCAGGTGTACTCATGTAGCAACCGACTCAGGCTTTTTCTTCTGGTTCGTCTTGAGCATAGCCTGAAGTTTCTTGCCATACTTGCCACCAGACTTTTTAAGCTCTTCTTTTGTAGCAACGGTGTAGGTTTTGTCATTGAACTTGAAGGTTGCCTTACCACCTTTTTTGTAAGCCGCCCGTGCTTTTGCATAGGCTGTTTGGAAAGAGGAGCGACCTGATTTACCAGATGCTTTTGAAGGTGTTGCTGGACGCGCCTTGGGCTTTGGAGTGGCCTTTGGTGCTTCTGCCTTTTTCTCTGGCTTTCTGTTTGGGTTTACCTTTGGCCCTGCGAGGACTTCGCGTCCACGGCGTGAATCAGTGGGGCTGGATTTTTTTGCAATACTGAAGTCGCGGCCTGTTCGTTGCCCTTTGGTTGGGTTCACAGACGGCCCTTGTTTCCGCATGTTTACACGCTTGTATCTCGCGGGTTGACCTTTCGTGTGCGAAATTAGAAACACCGCCCCTGACTTGGGGTCGCGTCCGTAGTATTGTTTGAACTGGTCATTCCGCTTCAGCGTTTTACCAATCTGGTTGCCTCGTGCGCGGGTGGCTTGGTTTCGCAGTCGTTGACTCGTACCCACCTCGCTAAACGGGCCTTTGTGACCTTTCTCATGCATAGTTATTATTCCTTTTTAGATAGCGGCGATTACCAGCCATTTTCTTCTTTTTGTCTTGCTTGTATTTCTGCATACCTTCTTTGTTGTATGCGTATGTTTTTCCGTCTAGGTCTGGCATCACGCTGTCCTATATCTTCTTGTTTTTTGAGCGATAGCTCTGGGTTGACTTGAGTATTGTTTTCCAGCGGCAGTGTCTTCTCGCTTCTTTCTATTCGTTGCCGCCCTTTCGGATGGTGAAAGACTTGCAATCGCTTTCTTTGGTAAGTAGCGGGACGCACCGCGCTTTCCTGCATACGTCCACCCTTGTTTCGACCATCGCCGTAATTTGTTAGTGGATTTCTTCGCGCCAGAGTAAGTCCCCCCTGCATCCTTGTAGTATTTCACGGCAAGTTGCATCGCACGGGCAGAGTGCTTTCCACCCATTCTTGCCCTTGCACGAGCCTTTGCCCTCGCCCATTTTTCAGGGTCGCGCTTCGTGGCTGTAGACATTAGATTCTCAAATGAAAAAAAGGGGGACACCCTCAAAGAGAGCATCCCCCTACACTGTAACGAATGGAGTTAACCATTCATCCTAATTATACACTCAGGAGTGCAATAGAGCAAGCAGGACGTAGGATATTATGTCCCATTGCATACTTAGCAACCATCAGAGTTCCCTGACGATTGATTTGGTATTCGCTTTCAACACCAAGGTCGAGAAGCTTCACGGTTGCTACGGCATCTTTAGTCATTACCAGACCTTTGACTTTAGCGGCAACGTCAACGAGGTTGACACCGTCAGTCGTAGCGTTGGTGATGTCGTAAGCAGTCGTGCGGCCTGAACCAGCAGTGTTGGCAATCGGACGATTACCTTTAGATTGACCTTTAGAACCGCCAGAGGTTTCGACAAGGTCAGACACAACAAGATTGTTGCTCATGTATACAGGCATACCAGCGATTTGCGGTACAACAGCAGAGGCTACAGAGCCTGTGCCACCGAAGTCGCGGTTCATGTATACGAGCTTGTTACCATCAGTTACGTCTAACAGAGCGTAGTACTGGTCTGGGCCAAGGACAACGAAAGCACCTTCTTGCGGTACGTTTTTCTTGTCCATTTCTTTACGAGCGTCAAAGATTGACTTAGCCAATTTAGATGGGTCAGTCACATCACCAGAAGCCGCACCGATAGTAATGTTATCAGTAAAGTCTTCTTCGGAGAACGCTGTGTAGTCCTGAACGAGAGCCGCCGCACGAGTGGCATTAGTAGCCAGCGAAGCTTTCAGAGCTTGGCGCAGGATGTTCTTGTCGGCCTCAGTAGCCAACGCGATACCTGCTTCTTTCGAGTACGTTGAACGTACATCGTAGTGGTTGATGGCTTCATCAATGCTGGCAATAAACTGAGAGCTAATCAGCAAATCGTCAATCGTGACGATACGCTCAGAAGCGCGTACCTGACCGCCCGTGATTTCATTTCCAGGGGTGTGGTACTCAGCAGTTGTACGGCCCAACATTGGGAACGAAGCTGATTTGCCTTTGCTGATGGTACGAGTACGCATCAGAGGCATCATGATGTTTTTGGCCTCAAAGGAAGTCAGAACCTCACCTGCATATAATTTCAGGAAGAGAGAACGGACATCACCTGAGAGGTTTGTTTGACCTAGACGGGATACGTCATAGGCTGGATTGGATGCACCTTGCATTGCCATTTTTATCACCTCATATGATATTCTAGTGTTGATGTAGGTTTCGTTACATTGTAACGATTAAGTGTTCCTGCATTCACTACTCACTTCACCAAGGATTGTCCCGCGCACGGGGTCAAAGGTTCTGCTTTGGCTTCAGACAAGTTGCGGCAGGGGGCAAGAAGCCCCCCACCGACTGACACTTGAAATGGAGACAGCTTAAATTACCGAAGACCGCTGAAGCTTGGCTTCAACAGCACCCCGATAAGCGGGGTCTTTCTCGTACCTTGGGTCTGACATCGCCGCAGTAATCTCTGCAACCGACTGAAAAGCACCCGCCGTGACATCAGCGGCCTGACCTTGTACGAGGGTCGGGTTATCGCCATATTCACTACGGAAACGAGCATTAAGACCTTGCACCGCGAGCAGAACGGATTCTGTATCTCCGCTATTTACTGCCGCGTTATAAGCGTCCTGTTCGCGCTCAGAAAGCGTGTTAGTTGCCCAGTTCATCATTTGGGCATAGCCTTCCTCGCCACCTGCGGCATCAAAGACAGCCGCCTGTGTTTGGTTAACGACAGCCATTTGACCGTCGATATATTGGTCTACGATATCTGAAGGAATACCTACTGCTTCCAGCAAGTCATACTGCTCTTCAGATAATCCGTTGTTTTCCCAGAAGGCTTCAGACAGTTCTTGAAAATCAACGCCGTTTTGTTTCAGATATTCATCTGCGGCTTCTACATTTTCAAAGTCTTCGTCATCGCCCTCTTCAAATTCGTATTCTTGTTCTTCCTGAGATTCACGAGAACTGAACTGCTTTTCTAGCTCTGCATATGCTTGTGCTAGTTGTGCAGGGTCTTGGAACTTCTCAGGAAGCCAGTCGGGACGTTGTTCTTGTTGTTCGTCCTGACCAGCATTAAGTGCCGCCTCGCCTTTCGCAACCATGTTATCGACATACTCTTGCGTTTCAGGGGCGGGTTCTTGATGTGTATTTAGTGTTTCTGTCTCAGCCATCTTATTAGTTTTCCATTTCTTGCTGTTGCCCCTCTAAATAATCCATGCCTCTCTCAGCGAGATTAGGGGCGGCACGTTCAGCCATGTTCTTCATGGCCTCTTGCATCATGGCTTGCTGATTGGCCTGTTGTGAGGCTTGTTGTTCAGCTTGCCGTTGTTCTGGGGACTTGATTAGTCCACCAGTATCAATTCCCAAGGAAGCCGCTAATCTGTCTATGTAATCGGCTACGTTTAGTTCTTGAGAAATGACATCTTGTCCTAGAGGTTGCAGATATTGCAGAAGTTGAGCCAACTTGCTCAAGTCCTGTCCGCGCCCAAGAGCCTCTAGTCCTGTTACGATTTGTGGTTTGACTGTGTCCTTTGGCATCTTAGGCATCTTGCCTTGTTGCTCCAGACGAGCCAGCAGTAGGTTTACGAAGGGGCGTTGGAACTCCATAGAAAGAATGCTGTACACACCACCAAGAGCAGTCTCTAGCTCCTGCGCCATGAAACGCACTTCTTCAGCGGTTACACGCTCTGCCTTACGTTGTACTGAGTTGTTAAGCAGGAAAGCAAAGCTAAGTCGCTTACCTATTTCCAACGATGTTTCTTGGGCTACCCTGAAGTCGCCCTGCTTCTGCACCTGTAGGGTGCTAACATCATTGCTGTCACCTGACACAATGCCACCATTTGGTGCTTGCGACAGGACACGCTGTTTCGTAGTCCCGTTAGGACGCACAAGGAACAATACCTTGGCTGATGCCGCCGCGCCCTCAACGATTGCACGGGTCAGAGCCTCTAGGCTTCTGAGGTCACCAATGTATTCTTCTACATAACCACGACCATAGTCTTCACCGTCAATGCGGGTAAACCGTAGCGGTATAAATGGTAGGCGTTCTGCTGGGTATGAGCCACGGGTCTTAGGTATCTCAACACCTTTTACCTCTTGATGTATGTCAAACTTGTCACCACGGCGACAGACATGTGTGTAGAGGTCGCAGTCTTTTGCGTTGGTTATGTCTTCCTTATTGTAGTTGTTTCCCTCACCGTAGATTATATCCTGTGCGGCCTTGGGCAGAACTTGTGGAGACACACTTTCTTTAGTGATGATTTCCATCACGTTACCCATTGTGTCACGCTTAACAACATAGCGGTCAAGGCGATACACCTTCATGCCGCCTTCCTGTGGCATATAGACTAGGGCGTTACCAGTAACGATTAGTTGTTTCAGTGCTTCATGAATGGGGACACGAACAGCCAAGGCTTCAATGTCTTGCTGTGCCGTGCGCTCAAGCCGTGCCAATGCCTCTTCGACAGCACCACGAGCGTCTTTACGTCCCGCTAACTCTTCAATGTCAAAGTCATCAATCGTCAGGCGAAAGAAAGGTGAGTTAGGTGGTAGCAGGGTCATAAGTAGCTTGGAAGCTAGGTTGTTGACCCCACGCGCCCCTACGGATTGGTAGGGTGTTTTGTAAACGGTAGCACTGGAATGCCCTTGCGGTGGCAGAAGCGTTGGGAGTGTTAGCTCCGAAGCATCTCGCCCCCTCTCAAGGAACGTGTGCCGCTCTGACTCTAGTTGAGCGTAGCGATGCGCTACAGTTTTCTTTTTATTATCCATTTTAACTTGGTACGTTTACTGACGCGCCTTGCGCTGGGATATTTAGTCCTATGTTTTCGCCTTGGACAATCTGACTTCTAAATCTTCGTTTGCCTCTGCGTTTACGCCTTGCAAGGGCATTTAAGCTATCTGCAATGGCCTCTGCTTCTTTTTGGTCAGTAATACGGCCTTTGTACATAGTAGAGCCGCCAGAGCCGCCAGAGCCGCTACCATAATCTATGTCTCCGGCATTACCGCCGAAGCCGCCAAAGTTGCCGCCCATACTTCCGAAGCCGCCCCCACCGAAGCCGCCTCCGCCTCCACCGCCACCGAAGCCTCCGCCTCCGCCGCCGCCGCCGCCACCGTCACACATAACTTATGCCGCCGACTTTGGGATGGAGAGGCCACCAGTATTGGTGGAAGAGCCAGTGCCGCCGAAATTTGCGCTACCCGCCATGTTGACGCTTTCCTCTGGTTTGATACGGAACCGTTTCTTGCCACGCTTCTTTTTGTTCTGTGTAGCTAGGTTGGTTTCAAACTCGAAGGTTTGTATGTCTTGTGGGCCTGCCGCCGCCGCTTTCGGTGGAGCGGGAGGGGGCGGTGGTGCCTTGGGAGCTTTAGGGCGACTGCACATTTTCTTCTTCGTCCTCGTTATTGTGGAGTTGTCTAAGTTTTTCGATAACCATTTGTTGGCCTTGTAGAATACGCAAGGCATCTATAGGTATCTGGGAATCCTTTGGAAGTTTGTCAGGGAACTGCTCTTCCATGTAGGTAAGCAGTTCCACAGAGACAAACGGAGTACTAGAAAACACTTTCATGATGTTTTTCCGATAATGTCCAAAAACCGTTACACTGTAACGATATCGACAACCTCACAGCTATCGCCCGAACAAGCCAAAGTCTGACTGCCCATCGTATTGTCTTCCTTCTCATATTCACGAAGGCGTGACCAATCAACGCTGGCAGGCATTTTTGCTATTAGTTCTTTGTAGGTTTCCTCATCAATATCTTGGTAAGGAGCTTGGCGATATACATGGTCGCTATAGGGCAGGAACGAGATGCCCGATAGGATGCTGAAGTTGTCGTAAACCCATGCGCCAACGTGCATCCACTCTTCATCCTTAACTGAAATAGTTACAGACGGCTTATGCTCACAGAAGTGGATAGCATACAGCTTCCAAATCTCTAGTTGTTCGATGGCACTCATTTCGGTACGAGTTATCGCACCGTCAGGTGAACGCATAGGAAAGCTAAACACTGTGGTGTTGTCTGGCTTGAGATACTCAGGTTCTGAAGGTATCCCCTGCTCAATCATGAACTGCGTTAGCGGGTCTTTGTTATCGCCGCGAACATTGCGAATATAGTAGTCAGAATGACGAGCATGAATGCCGCTGGCGGAATCAACAAGCTGTGAGACAGTACCACTAGGCTTGACACAGGTGATAGCCGTACTCTGAGGGATTGCAAGTAGCTCTGCATAATCCCTGTTTGTTTGTACTGCCACGCTACGAAGGCTCTCCAGAAGGGATGGTTCAGGATTTTTCGTGTATTCATTGTCCATAATACCTGTCAGACTTACACCCAACAGCCTTTCTTCATCAGTGTTTTTGTTCCAAATGGGACGTAGGTAGGGCATGTAGGTAAACATTGACTGCACAGTCCCAATGATTGTCGCAATCTTGACCTTTTTCTTCAGGGTCTGTGGTGTGTCTGTAGCTCTTACGACTACCTCAGACAGGTTGCAGAACTGATAAGGGCGCAACAGGATTTCAGAGCATGGGTTGCACCCAAACTCATGGTCGTGTTCTCGCCGTCCGTTGTTTTCTACATGTGCTTGTGCGGCTACGCGGCTGAAGATGCCCCGCTCACCTGACTTGCTTTCTACCAAGGCAACCCATTCACGCATGAATGCTTCCATGTCGGGGGTCTTGGTGTAGACCACTGAGTTGTTTGCCAAGGCCATCTCAGGTCGGTGTTCCCACCAGTTGCCTGATTTGGCGGTACGCATCTTGTCATCTTGCAGGTTGCTGAGACTAATCATTGCACTGCGGCGGACACCGCCTACGACAACAATCTCACCAATCTTGCACATGATGCTGTGACACTCGAAGCTGTCCAGACGGCGACCAGCGGCCTCTTTGAACTTGTCCACGGTGTAGCGGAACAACTGGTCAAGCGGCTCTGGGCCACTGGCGCGGCCTCCGAAAGTCTTCAGTCGCGCACCCGCTGGGCGTATCTTGTCCAAGTTCCACTGCGGAATATCGCCGCTGTACAGGAAAGAGATGAGCTTGCGGTATGCTTTAGACCAACCCTCTTTGCTGTCCTGAACAACAATCGTGTCATCGGACGGCGCAAGGTCGGCAGGGATTGTTGGCAGAGCATCTATATAGTGACGCTCCACACTAAAGCCTACCCCAGTCCCACAAAGCAGGATGAACATTGCCTCATCGAATGCTCTAGGATGATTAACAGGGAGATAGGAACAATTATATATACAAGTGTTGTCACGGTCTGCGGCCTCGCCTGCTGTCATTAAGGCTCTCATGGAAGGCATTACATCCAAATTGAGGATGGCCTCACGAACCTGTTTGACAGTCTTCTTATCGGTTATGTGTCTTTCAATAATGTTTGCCATGAAACGGTCTACGGTTTCACCCCATGACTCGCGGCGTTCCTCTTCAGGAAGCCAACGAGCGTAACGGGAAGTGGCGATGAATGTTTGGTAGTCTGTGGGGAGATAATTACTTTTCATTTTCGTCTTTTTTCGTCTTTATATATTGGTGGAACAGGACGGCGTAGTTGATGATGTCAATCAAAGTGTCCTCGACTGACTCATCCTTCACCGCCAACTCATTGTTTTCGGTGAACGAAGCCAACCGACTAAACTTGTCGGTCATGCGAACCAGAAAGCCCTTTTCTGTAGAGGTGATACCCATATCTTCAGTCCGCCGAAAGTTGGCGAAGATGTCTGCGTCACCTGCGTAGTCTTGGTTTTTCTTGTCCATAAGAACTCGCGCCTTGGCACACATGGCTTCATGTGCAACCAGAAGGTTTTGGCGTTTGCTATTAGTGCTTTCCCGCATCTCTTTCATGGAGCGACCCATGTAGTCGTGGTAACTTTCACGAGCCATGTGCCATCTCCTTCGTGTAACCTTCGTCTGCGGTCAAAGGCGGCTCCCATAGCTTGACGTTGCCGAAGGAGACATTCACATCACCAGCACGAAGCAGGTAAGCCATACGAGCATTCATCAGTGCGTCTTCACTGGGCTGTTCAGCTTTGGCATAAGCACCAAGAACGGCCTGCCACATATCAAGTGATGTTCTGCATCCAGCAAGGATGCGTTCTGCTTTAACTGGCCCAACGCCACGACAGCCTTTGTAATTGTCCGCCGTATCGCCCGTCAGTACTTGGGTATAGAAGTTCTTGAGGGCTTGTTGTTCTGATACCTCAATAACCTCACCTTTGTTGTAGTGGTAGCCAGCAATCGTTTGCAGGTCTTTATCGTCCGAAACGATGATTGTATCTTCGTCAAAGCTTTGTGTAGCCATGATTCCAAGAACGTCATCCGCCTCAAGCGTAGGCCATATAACTGCTAGGTATTTGGTTTTGAAGAAGTCCTGTGCAACTCCCAAGCCCATAGGCTTTCGGGTGTTGGCACGGTTGGCTTTGTACTCAGGATTTAGTTCCTTTCTGAAGTTCTTACGGTCAGACAAGGCGATGATTACCTCTTCCGTTTTGAACTTATCTTTCAAAGCCTCAATGCTCTTCGTCAGTTCAGCCATGACCTCTGCTTCGCTGGTGTGCATAGTCCAGAGGTCTTCGTCCCATTTTATTGGGTGTTCGCAAGCCGCCGCTGTGCGGTATGCGATGATGTCTCCATCAACAAGTAGTCGTACATTCATGTGTCAGTTTCCTCAGTGGATAGGTCAGCGTACAGTTTGACCGTATCCGTACTAAACAGCTTCGACAGGTTCACGAGGAACATGCGGGACGCATTATGGTCACCGCCGTTAACCACGCGATGGTGGTCTAGCTGTTCAACTATTTTCTTCAGGTTATCAACGCTGAACACCAAGGTGCAAAAAACGTCATCACCCAAAGCAAGATTATGAAACCAATAGTCGGCTTCGGTTGCTTTGATACCACTGGGCTTTCCCCAGCTTTGAAACTCGATGCAGATGTTTCCAGTTTTTGACCACTGGTCACGCTCTGTTTTGACCTCGATTTTTTTGTTCTGAAGCATGTCCGCAATGCGGTCTTCATGAAGGTGTCCGTAAGCAAGGTCTAAATCAAATTTCTTTCGGTCTTTCTTAGTGGGTTTCAGCCCAGTTTTTTCCGACATTATACTCTCCATCAAGTCGTAGTCGGAAGTTGTAGGCTTCTCCCGCGTCCTTGATGGCTTCCACACACAAAGCTCCTACGCGCTCTGTGATGCTCTTTTTGGCTATAATCTGAAGCTCATCATGAACAAATGCCGCTTGGTAATAGTCCTCTCCAAGCACAAAGCCTTCAGCCTGCATCTTGCGATGGAACTCAACGAGCCACCGCTTGCAGATGATTGCACCCGTGCTTTGAAGAAGCGTATTCAAGCTTGCGTGTTTATGTCGGACAGGCACTTTTCGCCCATCCAACACTTTTAGGTAGCCCCTGTTTTCTGCCGCCTTGCTTACGTTGTCACGAAGCTTGGCAAGCGCAGGGGTCTTTTTTAGGAACTGGGCTTTGAGCCTTCGTCCCGCTTTAGCATCTTTACCAACGATACTGCCGATTTTTTCATCACCTCCACCGTAGAGAAACCCGTAGATGAAAGTCTTTGCAGTCGCTCGTGAAGGTAAGCCAGCGGCTTCCATGTTGGTTGTATGTATGTCTCCCGTAAGTATCTCATCGGCATACGCTCCCCCATCGTATAGAGCCATATAATGAGCCAGAGCGCGTAGCTCCAGACCGCTAACATCACAGCCGATAATACGATAGCCATCAGGAGCGATAAAAAGACTCCGACAAGCACTACCGTAAGTAGCCCCTGTAGAAGGTATTTGACCAGTGTTGGGATTTGAATGCGTACAACGTGACGTATGCGTTCCCATGTGATTAACGCGCCCATGTATTCGTCCTTTCTTAACGAGCTTGAGCCAAGCTTGCTTACCTTCCCCAAGCTGTCCCAGTCGTTTCTGGAGCATCAGGTATTCAGATAGAAGTTTTGCCTCTGGGTACTCCAAGGCAGAGAGAACAGTCTCGTCCACCTTTGCAAGCCCTGTCTCAGTGAACTCATCAGGTT